CTAATCAGGAGGAAATCTGATGGCGGCAAAGATTGTTGAAAAAGAGACCTTTGTGAAGGCGTTTGATACGGCCAGCCAGAGCGGGAAGGCGATTGTTGATAAAGACAATCATCGGATCGGCTTCGAGGGGTCGCCGTGGGAGTTCGAGTTCCGGGCGAAGGCGGGCTACGTGATCCACAACGCGGATGGTCAACAGCGGGCGCGGATGATCTGCCCCGGTCTGGAATTTGAAGCGTTCGCAGGGTTGGTTCCGCAAAAACGGAAGCCGTCCGCAACGGCGGACATCACCCCAAACGGGGAGACCTCGGACGAACAGAAAGACGACATCTCCCCAAATGGGGAGACCTCCGGGGACGGCAAAAGCAAGGGCGGTTCATCGTCCAAACGGAAATAGGCGGGTGGTGAGCGATGACCGACATTACCAGCACCATCCGGGATGATCTACGGGCCGACTTCGGAGATACCAACGAGGCCTTCTCGGATGCCGAGATTGACCGCATCTGGACACGCATGACTGATGCGAAGGATGATACGACGCAGTATTATGCGACGCTGGCCTTGATGTTCTTCCAGGCACGCAACAACGCGGCCAAATTCCATGACGTGAGCGTGGCCGGGGACAGTCACAAGCTGTCGCAGGTGTACGACCACTACAACAAATTGTATGCTGAGTACGCCTCGTATCTGCGGAGCGTACTGGGTTCCAATCAATCAATCTATCGCGCCGTGTTGCAGAATATGCCACGGCAGGACAGGGAGGTGCCCCGTGAGTGATGTATCCCGATTAAGCCATGTGATGCGGTCGATTTTCGCTGATGGTCATGTGCGTCATAGCGAGCTGGTGCGATTGCGCCAGAAGGTGCTGGCCGTGAGCGCCAAACACCCGGATATTGCGCAGGGGCTGATTGCGCAGGCCGTGAAGCATCGTCTGGAACAGGGCGACTCCATCGCCTATATCATGGGCATGGACTTCAAGCGACTGGCTGGAGAAGCGAGAAACCTCAATGCCGGACATGAGCAAGCTTCTTAATGCGGGCGGCAAGGCGGGTGATCTACTGAATGACATCAACCTGAGCGAACCGACAGGCCTGATTGTGGGCCAGTTCGGTGTGAGCGTGGTGTTGTTGCGGGGGAGTAGTGAGCTGGCGACGCAGACGGCGGTTATCGGGCATGTGTCTACCCGGGGCGACCACGAGATGCGGGGTGAAGCAGGGTCCGACGGACGGCAGACCATCTATCTGATTGGTCATCGGGGGCATGCCACCGAACCCGATCTGGACATTGAGCGCGGCGACATCTGGACCTACAACGGCACACGGTATCAGGTGGAGATGGTGGATACCAGCGTACCGGGCCGGGTGCGAGCGCAATTGATCGGGCGACAATAATGAGTGACTTTACGTGGGACGGCACCGACAAGCAGATGCTGGATGATCTGATGCTGTGGGGCCAGAAGGTGATGGAGGCAATCCGAGCCGTGGCGGAGTATTTCGCCCCCGTGATTGAGGCCTATGCCAAGCAGAACGCCTCCTGGACAGACCGCACGGGGAACGCCCGGCAGGGTCTGCATGGCTATGTCGAGGATTTTTCCAGCGATGTGGTGGCGCTCTATCTGTCGTATGGGGCTGGCATTGATTACAGCATCTATCTGGAGCTGGCGCACAATGGCCGTTATGCGATCATCATCCCGACATTCGAGGCGCATTATGCGGAAATCGAGAAAATGTTGAAAGGCATCTTCGCGTAGGCCCATCGTCCATCATTGAATACCAGAACCCCTCCCCGCGAGGGGTTTTTGTTTTGTGCCGTTAGTTGACGGCTGAACAGCTAGCCTTGTACTCAGGAGGGCCATCGATGGCGACGATACCGAACGCACTACGAACCTATCTGGAAGCCGATGCGACACTGACCGGAATCCTGACGGGTGGCATCTGGGATGCCGCTGAACTGGATCGGGAAGGGTTGACCGTATCGGATGCCTCCTACGACAGCATTGGGCGATTGTTGCCCACGGCGGTCATCCGCTGGCGGGGCGAATCGCCGTTCGGATGGCATTACACGGGCGAGCGACGCACCTGTGAAATCTACTTATACGAGCATGTGGGGTGGACCAACATCGAGGCGGCCAAAAAACGGCTCAAAGAATTGCTTCATAGGGTGCAGGTGCCGTCGGATGAGTTGATTACCGAGTTCCGATTTTTAACGAGTATGGGTGAGTTTTACGCGGAGGATCTCTCCGCACCAGCGGACATGCTCCGCTTTCAAGTGGTTTATGTGAGGCAATAGCCGAGGAGTAACAGGACATGACACGGCAGTTTGGGGAGATTAACTTCTCAGTGAATGATGGCGGGGTCGCACCATATGACTACCTGACCGACACGGTTGGGACCAAAGTGGATTGGCCCGAATTGCAGGATATGGAATTCACCATCCAGTTTGAGGGCGACAAGGTGATGGCTGAAGGGGCTAACCGCTACGCCGCCAATGTCGCTGTCGGTGGCGAGGTCACGATCAAGGGAGCGGGTGTGCCCTTTAGTGTGCTGGAGGCGCTGGGCTTCACCCTGACGACATCCGGCACTACGCCTGAGCAGTTGAACGATCTGGATCTATCCGGTGGTGGTTCCGGGATGCCGTATTTCAGCATCGGGGGCGTGGCCATCAATGAAGATGGTGATGCACTGCATGTTGGGGCTGTCGCCTGCAAAGTCAAAGATGTGACCGGGTTCAAGATGGAGCAGAACAAGTTTCTGAATCTCGAAATCAAGGCGGATATTGTGGTTCCCTCCGGACGCAAATTGCTCTACGCGGTCGGGCAGGAAACCGGGGTCGCCCTCGATTTCACGACCCTGTTCGCATAAGGAGGCGGAATGAGCGATCAACCACTGAAAGTTACGAGTGTTGCCGATTACCGCAAAAAGCGCGAGGAGGGTTCCCTCCTCAGTCTTCCCAGCGGTGCGGTATTCCGTTTGCGTAAGCCGTCGATGGGGGACTTCTTTAAGCAGGCCACCGGGTCGGACGCTGTTCCGGACCTTTTTGCGGCTCTGATTATGGGGCAGTCTCCCGGTCAGGGACAGGCTATGGACGCGAAGTCGCTTGTCGTGGCCCTTCCCGAAATGGTCGAGAAGGTGATTGTGGCCACTGTCGTTGAGCCGCCCGTAGCCATTGAGGCCAGTGATAACACGCTGGTGGCGGATGATATAGGCTTCGACGATCAGGTGGCGATCCTCAGCTTTGTAATGGGGGATTACGCTTCCGCGAGCAACTTTCTTGGGCAACAAAGATGAGGTCTACACGGCCTATCGACTGGCTGTAAAAATCGGCCAGCCGCCTAACGATCTGCTTGGGTTTGATCTGGACGGCTGGCTGGCCTACACATTTAATCGCGCCGTGGTGGTCTATGGAAACTGGGTAGACAACCAGCTGGAGGAGCGCGACAAAAACGGCAAGCCTCGCCATCGTCTGGATGAGATTCTTGAGGCGGGGACGATTAACGGCTACGAGCACCGCGAGCGCCGGGTATCCACGGCATCTCTGCGGGCATTACTGGGAAATCAGGTTGAGATTCGATGACGGCTAATCCGGGAGGCGCATACGTTATTGGCCCCGCCGCAGGACGGGTGCTTCTGGATGCGTCTGGATTTCTGAATGGCCTTAAAACTGTTCGGAACCAGGCGGATACCACGTTCGGCGGTCTGCGCCAGATGGCCGGAGGGGTCAAAAAAATTGGAGATAACCTGACCCGAATGGGTGCCCAGACCTCCCTCGCATTTGCCCCGGTGACCGCCTTCGTGACAAAAGGATTGCTCGCCTTTGCCAGCTACGACGATGCCATGACCGAAATTAAGGCACGCACTGGAGCCACGGCAGACGAGATGAAGACGATGGGGGATTTTGCTCTTGAGATGGGCAGAAAAACTCAGTTCAGTTCCACACAGGCGGCGGATGGTCTGCTCCAGCTTCTGACCAGCGGAAGCAGTGTAAAGGAAGCAATGGCGACGCTTCCATCTGTGCTCGATCTGGCGGCGGCCAGTAGCATTGATCTGGGATATGCCGCCGATGCCGTGACAGATATCCTGGCTCAATTCCAACTGGGTGTAGACAAGTCCACCTATGTGGTGAATGCCCTGTCGCAGGCGACGCAGGCGAGCAGTGCCACGGCACCGATGATGATTGATGCGCTGGCCAACGTGGGGCCGATTGCGCAACGCTTTGGCCTCTCGGTTCAGGACACGTCGGCCATTCTAGCCAATTTTGCCGAGAACGGCATCAAGGGCGCAGAGGCCGGAACGCAACTCAAATCCATGCTTCTAAACATGACACGTAGTAGTGAGGATGTTCAGAAGATGTGGAACGGGATTGGCGTTTCCATGTACGACGCACACGGCAATGTGCGCGACCTGAACGCCGTGATTCAGGATCTGAATCGCGTCATGAAAAGCAAAACTCCCCGGGAACAAAACGAGATCATTCAGACACTGGCCGGAACCTATGGTCAGGCAGGGATGAGTATTCTTCTGGCCACCAATGGTTTTTCGGCTATGGAACAGAAGATGATTCAGCAAGCCAATGCCGCCGACGTTGCGAAAGGCAAAATGAGCAGTTTCCGCAATGTGGTTAATCAGCTACGAAGCTCGGTGGAGACATTCAGTATCAATGTGCTGGGGCCGCTGGTCGAGAAGCGAATTAAACCCACTATTAAGTATGTGACTGGATTGGTCAACAAGTTGATTGAGTGGACGACGGTCAATCCCCAGATCGCCAGTCAACTGGGGGATCTACTGGGCATCATGGCCGTGATAGGGCCAATTATGCTGACATCGGGCAAATACATCTCCCTGCTGGGTAGTTTGCTGGGGGCATTGCTGTCGCCGGTTGGCCTGCTCACTCTAGCTATCGGGGCATTCTATCTGGCGTGGCAAAATAACTGGCTGGGTATTCGAGAGATCACGGCTTCTATTGTAAAAGTACTGACTTCAGGCTTCCAAAAAGTACTTGGCTTTCTGGATGAAGCCACGTATGCGCTGGGCGGCACCAGCTCGGCCATCCGGTATTTTGGATTTCTTATTGGTCAGCTCTGGAATGCATTGAAATCAGGTGATAGCCAGAAGGCGCTACGTGTTTTTAAGGTGATGGAGAATGCGATCAGGGTTATCGTGCATGACACCCTGCCGCTCTTGAAAACGCTTGGACTATCTTTGGTGACGTGGGCCGTGGATGCCCTTGACCCCACAGTTAAAGCACTGGAAGAATATTTTAAGAAGGTTGGCAATCTTCTGATCGAAGCGGCCCCGAAAATCTTTGACGTGGCCAAAAAGATCGGACTCTCCATTATTGACGGCATCTTTAGTGTGCTGGGCTACGCGGGCAATTGGGCACTGGACAATGTGCTGGCCCCGCTTATCAGCAATCTAAATAACTTTGTTTCGCGCAATGGCGGGCTATGGAATACCGCCAAAAACATCGGGCAGAGCATCCTTGATGGCGCATTAAGTGGCCTGTCGGATATAGCAGGATGGGTCAATGACCATATCCTCGTGCCCATTGGACAGGCACTGGACGGTACCGCCGTGGGCAATGCCATTGGCGGAGCGGGCAACCTGCTCTCAAAAATCTGGGATACGCTGTCGACGGGTACCGTGGATGTAGTGAAATGGGTGAAGGAACACATCTGGAACCCGATTCGAGACGGCATCGGCAACCTGAATATTGATCTGGGGCCAGCCGGAGATTTTCTTCAGGGAATTTTCAATACTATTGCACGGTGCGTGGTGGATGTGGCGGGATGGGTGAATGAAAAGATTCTCACCCCGATTGGTGAGGCACTGGCCGATGTGGACTGGAACGAAATTGGCTGTTTCATCAACGACATGTTTGATGCCATCGGGAGCGCGGCGGCAGATGCGGCGGGTTGGATTAAAGACCATATTGTCAAACCGATTGGCGAGGCCCTGAAAAATGCCGACTGGTCAGAGCTGGGCAACACCCTGATTGACATCTTCGAGGCGATTGGCAATGGCATCGTTGATGGAGCCAAGTGGGCTTACGACCATATTGCGAAACCGATTGGCGAATGGGCCAAAAATATTGACTGGTCGCAGGTGGGCGACGACCTCGTAGGGTTCGCAGAGGGGCTGTGGGACGGATTGACCGGTGCTTACGACTGGGCCGGCAAAGCCCTGAGCTGGACGAATGACAATATTCTGTCGCCTATTGGGGATGCCATTGGGGGTGGGTTAGACTGGATAGGGAGTACTACCGGTCTATGGGGGTCTGACAAAAAGAAAGAGAAACCCTCTACGGCTCAGCAGGTCAGCGAATTACGACGGCTTAAAGACTGGTTTGACCAGAATGCCGACACGATTACAACCAAGCTCACTGAAATGAAGGATGCCGCCAATCTCTTCATTGAACGGGCAAATCGTGTCTGGGATGCCACGCAGGGCGCATGGAACAATATTAGCACCCGCGTTCCTGATATTATGACCACTATCCGGAAATCTATAGAGACAAGTATCCATGCACTGGACGAATTTTATCATGCGCTCGTCCGGTTGCATTATACAACCTCAAATGAGGCATTCAAGGCAGGTCAGGATGTGGTCTATGGTCTCCAAAACGGCATGCATAGTGTCAGCGGGGCCGTCATGGCCACGGCCCAGGGCATTGCGGGAAGCGTGAGCAGTGCGCTTTCTATGGCCATGAACAATCTGCATCAACTCCAATCAGTAGCCAGTCAAGCGAATAGCTTTGCCCATGCGGCGGCCTCGCAACCGATCTCGTCAGGCTTCGGATCTGCCGTGGCATCACACTCCGTGACCAGTGGAGGCATCGGGAGTGTGGTCAACAATATTCAGGTAACCATGCCACCGGTGCAATCCTCTGATCCGATTTACCTGGGCGGCCTGACGGCCCAACAGATTGCACAGAAGCTACGAACACAGGGAATATACGGCGGATGAGCGATATTGTGACATTTGGCGGATACACGTTCCCATCGGTGAAATCGCTGGTGCATAACTTTGGCGACAGCGTGCCGAAGACGATCCGAGTGCCGGGCATGGATGGCGGGTATAGCAATTATGGCTGGAAGCGCCCACCCTCGGAAATTGGCAAGGTGACGGTAACGTTTACGCTGGTCAGCCAGACCCAGATCGATATGTATACCAGGCGCGATGCGGTGCTGGCACCGGCGGCGAATGGCAAACAAAAACTGGTCTGGACGCCGGACGGCAGTAGCACTGAACGCTGGTGTTACGCCGTGATGAATGCCGCGCCGATGGTGGTGACCCTCGATCGCTTGCCCAACCTGTTCCATGAAATCTCACTGACCTTCCAGGTAGACGATCCCTTCTGGTATGTCAATCTGGATAACACGTTTATTCTGGGGACGAGCGTGCTGGGTGGCTCGGATGTGCTGGGTGGCGGGGTGAATGCCACCGTGACCACCTCACACGATTTCAGCATTGCGACCACCGGCATTGCTGATAGCTATCCAATTCTCAGCGTGCAGGTGCCCGCCGGGAAGCAGGTTAGCAATCCGCGCTTTGAGCTATTCAATGACTTGATCGATGCCGGGTTTTATTTTGCGGGGACACTAACGGCTGGCGATCTGCTGATGATCGATTGCCGCCGACGCAAGATCAAGCTAAACGGGGCGGATGCTTATGCCAATCTGGTCTTTACGAAGCAACGTGGCCGCTGGATGAAACTCTTTCCGGGAAGCAACACCCTGTCCGTTCATTTTGCCACACCGGGCGATGAAGCCACGGTGGCGATTCAGTATCGAGAGGTATTTATCTGATGGCCGGAAATTTTGCAGATACCAGCGGGATTGTGGATGCGACCGCACCAGCGGCGGCAGACATCAAAGACCCGATTGATGCACTGGATGATGAACTGTACAACCTCGAACAGGGCGACAGTGCGTTTACCCAGTTGAATCTGGGAGTGGCCACCACGGTCACGATCGCTACGGGGGCCGTTACCGTCAGCGGATCGTTTCATGAAATTACGAATGAGGCGTCGGCAGGAACGGATACACTGGACACGATTAATGGTGGAGCGGAGGGAGATATTGTGGTCTTCCGGCCCACGACGATTGCCAACACCACCTCATTTAGTAATGGGGTAGGCAATATCTACACGAGCACGGGCGCGACGGTGGCCCTGACCGGACACAAGACAATTGCCTTCATCTGCGTGGATGAAAGCGGATTGCAATGGTGGCAAATTTAGCATGATCTGGGTGGATGTTTACGACGCGAGCGGCAACCTGCTGGGTAACGGGCCAGTCATGCTCCGATTTGCGCGGGTGAATCGGGTACTGGACGATATGGGCCGTTTCAGCTTACAGGTTTCCGCTGATGATTACGCGATTTCGATGCTCCAGCGCGGACGGCGGCTCTTCATCTACGAGGAGAATGCATATGGCACTGTGCGCGAAGTAGGCAACGGCATCGTCGAGAAGCGAACATTCACAGAAAACGACAGCGACATCACCATGACCGTCGAGGGCAATGATCTGCTGAAGGAGTTGACGCAGGTTAGCGTTCTACTGGGGCGAGTATTTGATGAAACCCAGGCACTGGCCGTCATCGCGCAACTGGTCGCACTCAAGAGCGGGTGGGCAACCAGTTGTACGGAAACCTTCCTGATTACCCGTAAGTTTGATGCAATTTCGGCGTTTGCGGCCATTCAGCAACTGGCGAAGGATTATGGCTATCACTTCAGATTGGGCACGGAGCGAACACTGGAATTTGGGGCCTTCGGGGATGTGGCGGATGTGCTCATCGTGGGGCCAGATCATGCCGCGAATGAAGAAGTCGTGGCGGATAACGTGGGCGTGGTGGAACGCATTGATGTCATTTACGAAAGCGCCGGGGTGATTAACTGGCTCATTCCGATGGGGGCCGGTACAGCGGCAGGAACGATTACGCTGGCCAATGCGACACGAACCAGTCCATATACCATCCAGAGTGATACCGGGCCGGACGGACAGCCGTTCTACTATCTGAAAGATCAGGATAGCATTGATGCCTACGGCGAAGTGCAGGCTACGTTCGTCAAACAAAATATTGTGCCTCTTTCGCAGACCCAGGCGGCCATCAAGCGAGCGGCGAATGCGCTATATGATGCGGCGGCGGCATTCCTACAACGGCACAGCGATGAGCAGGTGACGTATAGTCTGGTTGTGCGTGGGCTGGCGGTGAAGCTGGAGCCGGGTGATCGGGTGCGCTTGCGCTATACAGGATATGCGTGGAATGGCGACGAGCAGGTGGACTGGCTGGTGATCGATGCCGACGTGTGGGTGATGGAAGTGGAGGAGCGGGTCGATCTTGATGGCAGTAGTATCCGCCTCCAGTTGAGTACGGTTGACCTGTTGTTGCAAACGGATGATGACGTGGTATTGAATGCCGTGCAGGATATGCAATTGTCAACGGTGCAGACGGTGCCCATGAGCATGACAGGCATTTTCAAGGATCGGGACACACTCCAGGCGACGAATAAGGATGCAGTATTCACCGTGCGACTGGATGAGCAGATATTGAACCTGATTCAGGTGGTGATCCACTTTAAGACATGGCCGCTCTATACGTGGACCGAATGGGTTGCGCCCAACAATTTCAACCACAATATCAAGGTGGATGACCAGTATCCGACCAATGTGCATCTCTATGTGGACGATGTGGACGTGAGTTCGGATTATGGCGGGCCGTGGCTGTCAGGCGGGCAGAATAAGCAGTTGTCGGTCAGGAATGTGGACATTACCGATCTCTTGTTTGATGCCAGTGGGGATTTTCGGGGAGAACACGAAATCAAGTTTACCTGCGGGGCACGGGCGGGGCAGATTGAGGTGAACGAACACCCGGATTATTACACCACACCCGAAGCCTCGCACGGCATCATCGAACTGGAAACGACGGTACGCGGGACAACAACCACGATTCCGAACGGATTCCCGACCAGCTGGAGCGCCTATGATTTACCCGTGCTATTGCCGGGCGGAGCGGCGGATATTGTGGCGCTGGGGGATGATCTGCATCTGTACGGCACCAGCGATTACGATACAGGAAGCCCGCCAACCTATGGCGATGTGGATTTAAGCGGGGACATCAGCGGGACACTGATTAGCGCGATTGTACTGGCGGATAGCCCGAAGTACCTTAGCCCGGAAACTGAAACCGATGTCGATATTATGGTGCTGACGACGGTGGGGATTTATCTGGTGGTGGGCGCAAACGGGGCCACGCCGACAGTTACGAATGTCTACACCTTCGATTCGGCGATCAGCGTAGGGGCGATTGACGCGGCATACACATGGGAGGCCGGGCAATTCATCATCTGCACGTATGCAGATCCGGTAGCCAGTCGGCAGAAGATGATCCATAGCCGTAACCGGGGTGACGATTGGACAAGCCCGGTTAGTGTTTACGCGGCCCCGCCAGCGGGCTACCTGGGGATTGAAATTGATCCACATGTACCGGGGCATGTGTTCACTATCGCATTTATTGGTGGGGTTTCAGATGATCTATTTGAATCCAGTGATTACGGACAGACGTGGACTTCAACGGTGGCACTGGGACAGGTGGGCGGTGGTGGGGCACCGATTGTCAGTGGGTTCGGGCAAAATCCGAATCGGTATGTGTTTTATACGCATTCAAATGGGATAGGGGTTTATCGCATTGATACCGATACCGATGAGAACCTGAAGATATCTACTTATGGACCCGACCAGGGCTGGGTGAAGTGGGGAATGAGTCCGGCCAGTGCGAATGGGGATATGATGATGCTGGCGGCCTCGAATGGCGGGCTTTATTATGGCCTCTATCTATCTGAAAATGTCCGCTCGAACAGCCCGGCATGGCGTGAAATTATACCAATGACATACGGGTTGGGCCTGCGATGTTGTGCGTTGACGGCAGACGGGGATAGCGCCTACCTGTGGGGGGCAAGCGGCTATATGGTGTATTGGGACGGGGTGAATCTGGTAGACAAATCGATCAGCACATCGGCTGATATCAAGATGATCTTCGGGGGTTGATGATGACGACAGTGCGCGGGAGTTTGATCCCGATTCGGGCGAGGCAAGCGAGTGGCCTCACTATCTATGTGGAAGCCGGGGTGTACTGGTGGAAGGGCACGCTGAAAGAATGGGCCGGGGGAAGTCTGGACATTTCGGGAGATGCCCCGGCCAGCAGTATGAAGTGTCCAGTCATCGTCGGAATTGACGGCGACGGAGCAAGTGGGGCCGGGGTGTTGTATTCGTACAAGGGTGCGGATACAAGCACGGCAACCAGTCCAACCACGGGGGTACTGTTTGATGAGGCGA